CGATCCTCGGTCTACCAAGACACTGAATGTATCGGACTGGATTGCTGCCGAGCGCCAAAGACAAATCGACAAAGCACGGGCAACCCGCAACCGCTAAATAGGAAATCATCATCATGAGCAATTCGATTCTTACCATTGACATGATCACCCGCAAGTCTCTCGAAATCCTTGAGAACAACTTGGTGATCACCCGCAACGTGAACCGTCAGTACGACGACAGCTTCGCTGTCTCAGGTGCCAAGATCGGTTCTACACTGCGTATCCGTTTGCCCGACCGCGCTTTGGTCACTGACGGTGCCGCCCTGCAAGTTCAGGACGACAACGAACAGTTCACCACTTTGACTGTCTCCAGCCAAAAGCACATCGGCATCAACTTCACATCCGCTGAATTGACCATGCAGATGGACGACTTTGCAGAGCGTGTCTTGAAGCCACGTATCAGCCAGTTGGCCTCCACCGTGGACGCTGACGTTGCCAACGCATACAAGCTGGTCGGTAACTCTGTCGGCTCCCCCGGCAATGCCCCATCGACCGCCCTGGTGCTGTTGCAAGCCCAGCAGAAGCTGAACGAGAACGCCGCTACCATGTCGCCTCGCTACGCTACCGTGAACCCTGCTGCTAACGCTGCTTTGGTCAACGGTCTGTCTGGTTTCTTCAACCCCACAGATGTCATCTCTCGCCAGTTCAAGAACGGCATGATGGGTGAGCAAGTGTTGGGTTACGAAGAAGTCAACATGAGCCAGTCGATCAAGGTCCACACCTGCGGCACCCGTGCTGCTACTGGCAACACCACTGGTGCCAGCGTGACCGCTGAAGGCGCAACCACTCTGACTCTGACTGTCGGCTCTGGCGAAACCATCAACCCTGGTGACGTGTTCACAATCGCTGACTGCTTTGCAGCCAACCCACAGACTCGTGAGTCCACAGGTTCGTTGTTCCAGTTCGTGGCGATCTCGTCCTCCACCAGCACTACCACAGCTACTGTGACTGTTGCCCCAATGTACTCGGCTGGTAACGCCCTGTGCACTATGGTCAGCCTGCCTTTGACCGGCAAAGCTGTCATCTTCGTTGGTGCCGCTAGTGGTTCGTTCCCCCAGAACTTGGTGTACCACAAGGATGCCATCGCGTTCGCCACTGCTGACCTGTTGCTGCCACAAGGCGTTGACATGGCAAGCCGTGCCGTTCACAACGGTATCAGCCTGCGTGTTGTTCGTCAGTACGACATCAACAACGACCGTATGCCTTGCCGTGTTGACGTTTTGTATGGTTTCAACACCATCCGTCCACAAATGGCTTGCCGCATCTTCGGCTAAATCGAACCGGGGGCTTCGGCCCCTGCTTTCAAACCACTTTCAAAGGAAATTATCATGGCACTCCCTAATGGCGCAGGCGGTTACCAAGTTGGTGACGGCAACATCGGCGAAGCTACCCTGTTTGTTCAAGGCGCTCCCACAGCCCTGACAGCCGCAGCAACTTTGACTGCTGCTCAACTGTCAAATGGTTTGTTCACATACACCGGCGCTGCCGTCGATCTGACTTTGCCCACCGTGGCACTGTTGGAAGCCGATGTCTCTAGCGCATCCAAAGTGAACGCCGCTTTTGACTTCACCATCATCAACATTGGTGGCACCAACGCCGCCACTGTTGTGGTGGGTACAGGCTGGACAATCGTCGGCGTTGCCGCCGTGTCCGCTAACACATCGGCCCGGTTCCGCGCCCGTAAAACCGGCGACACCACATGGACGCTGTATCGCGTTGCCTAATCCTTAGGTAACTGGTAAAACGGGGCTTCGGCCCCGTTTTCACATGGAGATTTAAATGAACGTAACCCTCGTACACCCTGAGTTTGGTGCCAAAGTTGCTACCAACGAAGCTGAAATCGTCAATGATGAAAAAAACGGCTGGACACGGTACAATCCTGACACACCTGTCGAGGTGGCATCTGAGCCGGTAGTCGAAGCGCCAAAACGCAAGTACACCCGCAAAGTGACCGATCAACCTGTCGAACAGCCCAACGAAGTCCCCTCGTTTTTGACTTCGGCAAGCGACGAATCCGAAGGGAAATAACATGGCTTATACCGCTGGCGACCAGATCAACCGAGCACTCAGGCTGCTTGGTATTCTTGCCGAAGGGGAAACAGCGTCAGCGGCTACCAGTCAGGATGCCTTGACTGCAATGAACCAGATGATCGACTCGTGGAACACCGAGCGTCTGTCTGTGTTCTGCACCCAAGATCAGGTGTTCAACTGGCCCGTGGGCCAGATTAAACAGACCCTTGGCCCCTCTGGTGACTTTGTGGGCAACCGCCCAATCCAGCTTGATGACGCCACCTACTTCCGCGCCCCCAGTGGCGTGTCGTATGGCATCAAAATCATCAACCAGGACCAGTACAACGGCATCGCTGTCAAGACCTCAACATCGACCTTCCCGCAGGTCATCTTCATCAACAACACGTTCCCCAACGTGGAGATGTACATCTACCCCCGGCCAACGCAGTTGCTGGAGTGGCACTTCATCTCGGTGCAAGAGTTGACGCAGCCTGCCGTACTGGCGACCGAGTTGTTCTTCCCACCGGGTTACATGCGGGCGTTTGCCTACAACTTGGCAATGGAGATCGCACCCGAGTTTGGCGTGGAGCCAAGCCCACAGGTGCAGCGCATCGCCATGACCAGCAAGCGCAACTTGAAGCGCATCAACAACCCATACGATGTGATGTCCATGCCCTACGCATTGGTGTCCAATCGTCAGCGTTTCAACATCTACGCTGGAAATTACTGATGAAGACGCCCATCCTCGGATCATCGTACGTCACCCGCAGCGTCAATGCCGCAGATGCCCGCATGGTCAACCTGTTTCCCGAGGTCATCCCCGAGGGTGGACTAGAGCCTGCGTTTCTGAACCGTGCGCCAGGGCTGCGCCTGCTGGCGTCAATCGGCAACGGCCCAATCCGTGGCCTGTGGGACTTTGCGCCTGACAGCAGCACTGCTTTTGTCGTGTCGGGCAACCAGTTCTTCAAAATCAACAGCAGCTACGTTCCCACCTTGCTGGGCACCGTGGCGGGCACTGGCCCCGTGAGCATCGCTGACAATGGAAACCAAGTATTCATTGCAGCCAACGGGCCAAGCTACATCTACAACAACACGACCAACGTGTTCCAGCAGATCACCGACCCTGACTTTCCCGGCGCAGTGAGCGTGGGCTATCTGGACGGCTACTTTGTGTTCAACGAGCCAAACAGCCAGCGCCTTTGGATCACCAGCCTGCTGGACGGCCTGTCCGTGGACCCGCTGGATTTTGTAAGCGCCGAGGGTGCGCCTGACGACATAACCGCCTTGATCGTTGACCACCGCGAAGTGTGGGTGCTGGGCACCAACTCGGTCGAGGTTTGGTACAACGCCGGGACAGCAGACTTTCCGTTGCAGCGCATCCAAGGCGCTTTTAACGAGATTGGCTGCATCTCCCCCTACTCGCTTGCCAAACTCGACAACGGCGTGTTCTGGCTGGGTTCTGACGCCCGTGGCAAGGGCATCGTCTACCGGGCCAACGGCTACACGGGCACCCGCATCTCGACACACGCTGTCGAGTGGCAAATCCAGCAGTACGACGACATCACCGATGCCTTCGGGTACACGTACCAGCAAGACGGGCACGCCTTTTACGTCCTGATCTTCCCATCGGCCAACACCACATGGGTGTATGACGTGGCAACGCAGGCATGGCACGAGAGGGCTGGTTTTGAAAATGGGCAGTTCACCCGTCACCGCAGCAACTGCCAGATGGCGTTCAACAACGAGATTGTGGTCGGCGACTTTGAGAACGGCAACATCTACGCCTTTGATCTTGAGGATTACTCGGACAACGGCCAGATTCAAAAGTGGTATCGCACATGGCGGGCACTGCCTACGGGCCAGAACAACTTCAAGCGTACCGCGCAGCACAGCCTTCAACTCAACTGTGAGGCAGGTGTTGGCCTGAACACTGGACAGGGCAGCGACCCCCAAGTCATGCTGCGCTGGAGCGATGACGGTGGACACACATGGTCTAACGAGCACTGGACATCTTTGGGTCCAATCGGTGCTTATGGACGCCGTACATTCTGGAGGCGCTTGGGCATGACGCTCAAGCTGCGTGACCGGGTGTACGAGTTGTCAGGCACTGACCCCGTGAAGATTGCCATCACTGGTGCTGAACTTATCCTCAGTCCGACTGCATCGTAATGGCAACCGCGCAACTTACCAACATCACGCCTCCTCGGGTACCTCTGCTGGACCCGAAGACCGGCCTTGTCTCGCGTGAGTGGTATCGCTTTTTCCTAAGTCTGTTCGTGCTGACCGGCAGCGGCCAGAACACGGCATCGCTGACCGACTTGCAAGTGGGGCCGCCGATGCCCACCCAAGAAGACTTTGGTGAGATCGTCATCAGCATTGATTCGCTCAAAACACAGCCAAGTCAGGAAAGCGCACTTGACCAAATCGCCGAGTTGCAGAAACAGATCGACGGGTTAAAAAAGCAGATTGAGTGTCCTTGCACTGAACTGACAGCCGAGTTGCAAAAGCAGATTCAAGGTCTTCAAGTGACCCCGCCACCCCGTGAGTTTGAGCGTTCGCGGTACGGCTCGTTCTACGACACCACGACTCAGACGGCCACCACGATCAACACGGCCCAAGCGATTACGTTCAACACTACGGACTTGAGCCGAGGTGTGTATCTTGGCACCCCGACATCAAGGGTGTACGTGGACACACCGGGTATCTACAACTTTGACACTTCGTTTCAGTTGGACAAGACCAGTGGCGGCATAGCCGAGTTTTACTTCTGGTTCCGACTCAACGGCACAGATGTGCCAGACAGCGCCAGCCAGATCAGGATTCAGGGCAATGACGCTGAAATATTTTCGTCACTGAACTACTTTTTTGACCTCAACTCTGGCGACTACGTTGAGATGATGTTTTCAACGACCAGCCTCAGTGTTGAACTTCTTTCCGTGCCTGCGACTGCACCTGTCCCTAGCATCCCGTCTATCATTCTCACAGTCTCAAACAATATCGGGGGTATCCAATGACAGTCACCGTCAAAAACCTTGTGCCATCGAAAGATGTTGCAAACAGCCAAACAACCCAGTACACCGCAACCGGTGTAACCACGATCATCGACAAGTTCACTGCGACCAATTACAGCGCCAGTGCTGCCACGATCTCGGTCAACTTGGTCACTGTGTCGTTCTCCGCTGGCAACAGCAACCTGATCACCAAGACCAAGACGCTTCAACCGTCCGAGGTCTACACGTTCCCCGAGTTGGTCGGGCAGGTTTTGAACCCTGGCGACTTCATCAGTACAATCGCTGGAACCGCTACCGCCATCAACATGCGGGTTTCTGGCCGCGAGGTGACCTGATGCAACTAGCAACTCAATGCAATTTTGAAATTATTGGTCAAGCCACCGATAAAGACAAAGTTCGTGCGCTTGAGTTGAAGTTGTTCGGGATGCCGCAAGCGGATATTGTCACGACACACACGTTTCTGCCCGGTGTGTACGAGCGAAAGATTGTTGTGCCGCCTTGGACAGTGTTGACCGGTGCCGAGCACAAAGTTTCCTACACCGTTCGATTGGAGTCGGGAACAATTGCAGTAACCACTGATGATGGGGTCAAAGTACTGACCGGACCTTGTGAGTTCAAAGCACCTGCTGGAACACAGCGGGCAGGTCGAGTGTTTGACGATGAGGTGATCTGGGTCGATGTGTACGACAATCCAGACAATTGCCAAAACATTGATGAACTTGAAAACAGACTGTATGTTGTCCCAGAGTACGGATTGGCCGATAATAGGACAGACGAGCAAAAAGTAATCATTGAAGCAATGGTTTACTTGGACAGATTGAAAACAAACCAAACGCAAATGACGTACCAATACGCTCCCGTAACGGTTCGATATTTGACTGCGACTTAAGGAGAATTGATATGGCTGGATGGATGGCCGCTGCCGTAGTTGGTAGCGCTTTGATCGGATCTCGGTCTTCTAGTAAAGCAGCAGACGTTCAAGCTGGCGCAGCAAACCAAGCAGCGGATTTGCAGCGTGAACAGTTTGAACGCCAAGTCGAACTGCAAGCACCGTTTCGTGAAGCTGGTGTTCGCGCATTGCCAGAACTTGAAGCAGCATCTAGATATACGCCGTTTGGAATGGACCAGTTCCAACAAGACCCCGGCTATGCGTTTCGCATGTCCGAGGGTATGAAGGGGTTGGAGCGATCGGCTGCTGCTCGTGGTGGCTTGTTGTCGGGCGGTACGCTCAAAGGCATTCAACGCTTCGGTCAAGACCTTGGCTCGCAAGAGTACATGAACGCCTTCAACCGTTACCAGACTGAGCGTAACGCACGACTCAATCCTTTGCAGTCTCTTGCTGGCATGTCTCAAACATCCACCAATCAATTGGGTGCTGCGGGGCAAGCAATGGCGTCTGGTGTTGGTGAAGCACTAGGCGCTGCGGGTCAGGCCCGTGCCTCTGGTTACATGGGGCAGGCTAACGCGCTTTCTGGTGCCTTGGGTCAGTACATGAACTACAACCAGCAGCAACAGCAAAACGCATTGCTTAGCCGGGCAATTGGTAACCGCAATGTGGGCGGTGGCACATTCCAAGCTGACCCCAACGCATACGCATTTGGCTCACAATCTTGGGAATAATCATGGCACTCGTTAACCCAAACATTGCAATGTCGTTTCGCCAACCCGAGTTTACACCTCGGAATGCGTTGGCTGAATACGCTCAGATTCAACAGATTCAAGGTGGTCAGCGTCAGGCCGAAATGGCTAATATGCAAATGGAAGCACTGCGCCGTGACCGTGATGCGTTGAGTCAAATCCAAGCAGCCATCGTTGCCAAAGGCGGTCCACCAGATCTGGCCGCTGCTGCTGACGCGATGATCAAATCCGGCAAGCCCGAGTATTTGACGCAAGGTATGGCTATTCGTCAAAAACTGAACGACCAAGCGGCATTTGCAAATTACCAAAAAGAGTTTGGACCTTCTGCACAAAACGCGTTGGGCGCTTCACCGACAGGGATGGATTTATCCGCTGGCGCTCAAGCACCAGGCGACTACACTAGTACGCAAACAATGGGCCGCGTCCCCGGCGTGATTACGTCGCCCGTCCCTGAATCGCCACCAATGAATGCGATGGCCCCCGCGCCCGCCGCGCCTGTCAACGCAATGGTCGGTCAACCTGACGTTGCTGGGTTAGAGGCACGTTACCGCAGGGTCGCCAATCTTGAAACACCAGGCGCAAAAGCCGAAGCTGCGCTGCTGCTCAAGCAAATTGATCGTGCTGCAACAGCAACACCTGCGGACATTAAAACCATGCAGGCGTTGGGTTACCCAATTACGCAAGCCGGGTTTGCCGCGTTCCGCGACGCCCAACGGCCAGAACGTCTGCTGACGCCGGAAGAAGAAGCTCAACAATTACGGCTCAGATTGGCTAGTCGCCCGCCGGGCGTGAGCATCACCAATGTAGGGGAAAAAGCCGAGTCTGCTGAGTTTGGCAAACTCTTGATTGGCCAGTTCGACGCCATTTCCAAGCAAGCGGCTGTGGCGGCTAGAACACTGCCGTCGATTGAGGCTAACTTGGCAACACTGAACAAAGGTCTTGACACTGGCTTTGGGACAGACGCCAAAGCTGCGGGCGCTCGGGTGCTTGGCGCGCTTGGTGTGAAAGACGCGGAAAAGTTTGCCACCGACACACAGACGTTCCAGTCCAACGCCATTTCAGCTGTGCTGCAAAAACAGCTTGAGCAAAAAGGCCCGCAGACCGAATCGGACGCGCGCCGCATTGAACAGATTGGTGCAGAGTTGGGCAAGACCAAAGACGCCAACCGATTTATTTTGGACGTTGCAAGAGAACAACTGCGCCGCGATCTTGACCAGCGCAACTTCTACACGGAATGGAAAAAAGGGCCAGGGAAAGGCAGTTTCAACGGCGCCGAAGACGCGTGGTTCGCTGGCGAAGGCGGCAAGTCGCTGTTTGACCGCCCAGCGCTCAAGAAGTACGCGGTAGGCGCAGCGTCGCCCGCAGCGCAGATTCCTGGCAATGCCCCTGCGCCAGCTCGCGCAGCGCCGATGCCTGCAACCGCCCCAAACATCGACGCATTGCTTAACAAGTACAAATAACTATGGCCACACTTGAACAACTCAGTTCCGCGTTGGTCAAGGCCGACGCGGCAGGTAATGCTGCGGACGCTAAAGCGCTTGCAGACGCTATTCGGCAAATGCAATCTGCGCCAGCAGCCGCGCCTGTGCAGTCAGAAATTCCTGCGCCGCGCCAGAGCCCAGGCTTTCTGACACAGCTCGGACGCAGCGCAGCGTCGCTGGCCGACGTCACCATTGGCGGCGTGCTTCCGGCCGTGGCCCAGCAAGTCGGCTACCCATTGGCTCGCTTGGGCCGTTCGCCCGAGCAAGCGCAGGCGGCTACCGCCCGTGTCGTGGGCGCGGTCGAGCAGCCGTTCGGTAAGGCGTTCGGCGTGTCCGAGACGCCCGAATACCAGCAAGAGGCTGGCCGTCAGGTGTTGGACTTTATTGGCCAGAACTTCCAAAAAGGCGCAAAGTGGATTGCCGGAAAGACTGGCCTCCCACAGTCTGACATTGAGAACTACCTGGGTACGGCCACCGTTGCCGCGCCTGCTGCCGCTCGGCCTGTCGCCCGCGCAGTCCGCGACGTAGCTGCGCCTGCGATCGAACGCGCTGTCGTTGGCACAAAGATGCCGTTTGAGCCTCGCGCTCAAGCCCGCCGAGAGCGCTTGTCGCAAGAGGACTACGCCCGTGGGCCGCAGATTGACGCTGCGGCCGACGCCCAGCGACTGGGCATTGCACTTAACCCGGTAGACATTGAGCCGTCGCGCATGGCTAAGTTGACGTCGATGGCCGCAGGCCCCCGCGGCCCTGAAGCGTTGGCCAACGTCAACAAAAACCAAGTGCGGACGATCGCGCTTAACGAGATGGATTTGCCCCCGACTACGCAGCTGAATACGCCACAAGCGTTTCAGCAGGCGCGTAAGCAGGTTGCCAAGCCTTACGACGAAGTGGCCAAGCTGCCAATCCAGCAGGCCGACGACGCTATGGTGCAGCGCCTAGAATCGTTGCGAGCTGATCTGGACATCATCGGCGCAAAAGAATACGCGCCTGCCATTGGCAAGATCGTTGACGACGCTATTTCTAAAACGCAGACCGGCCTGACAGGCGAGCAGCTGATCAAGAACATCAGTGTGCTGCGCGAGCGCGCCCGTAAGACGTACAACAACAAATCAGCCACCACCGAGGCGCTTGACATCGCCGACACCAACCTCAAGGTGGCCACCGAGCTGGAATCGTTGATTGAGAACAGCATCTTCAACCCGAAGCTGCTTGACCAGTTCCGCGACGCACGCCAGAAGATGGCCCGCTCATACGCGTATGAGGGCGCTACCGATCTGAACACCGGTATGTTGGACGTCAAAAAGCTGTCCCGCATCACGGCTAAAGACAACAACCTGACCGGCGATATCGCATCGCTGGGCCGGATCGCCGGTAACTTTCCTGATGTGTTCAGCGCAGCCCCAACGCCAGGCGCGTTGACTGCGCCTCGCTTGAGCCGTTCTGGCGCAGGCGGCGCGGCCGGTGCGCTGGTTGGCTCGCAGTTTGGTTTGACCGGGTCCATTTTGGGGGGTGCGCTTGGCGGCTTAGGCACTGAAGTGGTTGGTGCGGCTGCTGCCCGCCGCATGGCGTCGCCCAACTACCAGGCTGGCCTGAATCTGCGCGATATGCGCATTCCGGTCAACCAGTTGGCCGCGTCGATGCAACCTATCCCGCAGAACCGCGCTATCGTTCCATACGAAGCGCCGGTCGAGGTGCTGATGCCAGGCGAAGGCCCGTATCAGCCCAACTTTGTGATGCAGCCCAACCAGTACGGCCCCCGCGTCACTACGCCCGGCTTTGCGCCCGGCCCGGCCCAGCTGCCCGCACCTAGCGCGCAAGGCACCTTGAACATGCTGCGCGCCGAAGACGCGCGCCGCGGTCAGATGTCGCGCACATTGGGCCAGCAAGCGGAGCAACAAGCTGCTGCGGCCGAAGCCGCTGCACGCCGCCCTACAAGCGGCGCGGTGGAGATGCAGATCAACCCGCTGACTGGGTTGCCCGAGATCGCCACTGGCATCCGCGGCGCTACGCCAGCCACGTTCCAAGACTTTGGTTCAACGCTCAAGTCAGCCACCGACAAGGCTACGGCCGGACGCATGTTTGATCTGACCGCTGCCGAGAAGGTGGCGTTTGACAAAACTCGTGTCGATCTAGCCGAAGCCGTGCCAGGCATGAAGTCGTTAACCGACAAAGCTGTTGCGGCCAAAATGCAAGACCGCGCATGGGTGCAAGACGCCGTCAGTAAAGCGCAAGAAAGAGCGCGCGCGTTTGAGGCTATCGCCGCGCGCGCCGATACGGAGCGCGCGCGCCAGTCTGCTTTGGCAAACCGCGAGCGGATGCTAGATTTGGCCGAGCAGATGGAAGACATGTTGCGGCCAGCGCGGCCCGTCAAAACTGGTGGCCAAGGCCCAAAGACTCGCGCTTTTCAGCGCAACATGCTTACGCCCGAACAAGAGATCCAAAACGCTCTTGCACGTTAATACAAATTAGTTAAAATACGGGAACTTTCATGATGGAATCAGCAGAAATGGCCGAGATCGACCCAGTGAAGTACGGAGTCTTGTGGGAGCGCGTCAAGGGTTACGAGCGTAGGTTTGACGAGATGTCCAACAAGATGGACAAGATGGAAACCAACGTCGAGAAACTGGTGGCTATGGCTAACCAAGGGCGTGGCGGATTTTGGGCAGGAATGGCGTTCGTGTCGTTCATTTCCAGCGGGGTAGGGTTTGCCCTAAGTTGGATCAAGGGGCACTAAGTTATGGTTGACCTTACCAAAGCCATCGGAGCAGTTGCCGCAAGCGTTGCCGCGCTAGGCGGCAGCTACACGCTGGCCGACAAGTTTGGTTGGCTTGACAGGGCCATCATCGAATGGTCTCCTGAGAACTTCAAGATCGTGGCGCAGGCCGGTGAGCCAATTAACGTCACCGTTGCGCGGATCAAAAAGCGCGACGACTGCTCTGTCGAGAGCTTTACCCCAAGCATTCGAGATGCTGCGGGCATGGTCCATGCGGCGACTACCACGGCCAGCAAGTTTAGCGGCCCAGCAGGCCCAGAGATTGACACCTTCACGTACCAACTTACGATGGTGCAGAAAGAAAAGATTGCTAGTGGTAAGGCAACTCTGCTGGCAACAATCAAGTACAAGTGCCCAGAAGGTGAGCGCGTTGTTCAATACCCGCGCCACCCTAATTTGAGTTTTGACCTAAAGGGATAATCATGGATTGGCTCAAACAGATCGCACCGACCATCGCCACGGCGCTTGGTGGCCCACTGGCAGGTATGGCTGTGTCGGCCATCTCCAAGGCCATTGGGGTTGACCCTGATAAGGTGGGAGACATGATCTCCAACAACAAGTTGTCAGCCGAGCAGATCGCACAGGTCAAGATTGCAGAGATTGAGTTGCAAAAGCAGGCGCAAGAACTGGGCCTGAACTTTGAGAAGCTGGAAGTCGAGGACCGCAAGTCAGCCAGGGACATGCAGGCCACCACTCGCAGCCTGATGCCACCCATCTTGGCTGGCGCAGTCACCATCGGCTTCTTTGGCATCATGGTCATGATGTTCTTTAACCAGATCGACAGCAGCAACCCAGCCATCTTGATGATGCTGGGCAGCTTGGGTACTGCGTGGACGGGCATCATTGCCTATTACTTCGGCTCATCTGCTGGTTCCCAGGCCAAGACTGACATTCTCTCAAGAACAGCAAAATGAACCTGACACCCAACTTCACCCTTGACGAGTTGACAGCATCCGAGTCAGCCGAGCGCAACGGCTGGGACAACACGCCCAACGATGCAGAACTTGAGAACCTCAAGCGACTGGCTGACTTTTTGGAACAGGTCAAAGTGGTGCTGGGCGGCAAGCCGGTCATGATCAATTCGGCCTTTCGGTCCAAGAAGGTTAACGACTCGGTGGGCAGCAAGGACACCAGCCAGCACCGCATTGGATGCGCTGCTGACATCCGTGTGCCCGGTATGACCCCAGACGAGGTGGTGCGCAAGGTCATCGCCAGTGGTATCAGCTACGATCAGGTCATCCGCGAGTTCGACCGCTGGACACACATCAGCATCCCCAACAGCGTGGACACCAGCCCCCGCAAGCAGGCGCTTATCATCGACAAGGCTGGCAC